TATTCGCCTGTTAGCGGCACTCTTAATTGGAAGTGTTCACCTGCACGTTTAATACATTCTACTGCTATCTTACCAATGTCTTCAGCGTCTTGTTCTTCACACTCAACTTGTATCTCATCATGTACCCATACAACTTGTTGTGCGTTCTTAAATTTCTTAATCTCTTTGTTAAATTCTACTAACCACCTCTTGCATAAAATTGCTCCACAACTTTGTAAAAGTGTATTGAGTGCTGAGTAGCTGTTACGAACTTTAATCTGTCTTTTATCTAAACCAGTTAGATAACCACGTTCAGCCGCAGACTGCACAGCTTCTATAAGTTTATGCAATGCAGGTAAGTTATTTAAAAATCTTTTTTTAATCTTTCCTGCTTCTTTAAATGGTTTGTTTATTACTTCAGCAATCTTTTTGACTGAACCTCCATATAAAAAACAATAATAAAAACGCTTTGCTAAATCTCTGCTATCTAACCCTGCTAATTTTTGTGTCTCTGTATGTATGTCACCTTCAAGTGCAACTTTAGTGTATGCACCATTGTCAAACTTTGACATAAAATGGCACAATGCCATAACTTCCAAAGAGCTTACGTCTATTCCTACTAAGCGTTTACCTTCTGGTACTGTAAATAATTCTCTACATTCTTTACCATAAGGTGCAGACGTACTGACAACCTGTCCTAAATTTGGAAACGAGTGTGAAGCTCTTGACGTTACACAACTGTTTGTATTACAAGTGCCATGAATTTTACCATTACGTTCATGCTTTAACCATGCCTGTGAACCTGTAGCTATTTGTGCAATTCTTTTAGTTAATAAAAAAGTTTCACATAATATTTTAGCTTCAGGATATGGAAGTTTAGATAATATACTGTCATCTAACTTAGCTTTACCATCACTGGTAAATTCTTTAGCTTCCCAACCATACTTATCTTTTAATCTTTGTGCTACATGGTGTCTGCTTGATGGATTAAATACAGTTACACTATCTTTTAATCTCTTACCTGTTTTAGTAGACCATCTTTCAGCTATTATAGGTTCAAACACACCTTGTAATTCTTCAGCTAACTCTGCTTGTCTTGCTTTTAATTTAACAGATAATGCTTCTGCTTTTTCTCTATCAAAAGTAAAGCCATGTTGTTCTTGTTTAAATATTAAAGAAGCTACTTCATGTTCTAAATCCATAGCTTCTTGGGAGTAACCTTTTTCTTCTAAAACTTTGTATAATTTATATGTTACTTCTGTATCTTGTTTGCAATACTCCAACATCTCTGGTGTAAAAGTTTGCCAATCTGTTTCTATTTGTTCTTTGTACTCACCTATTCTATTACCCCATGCTTTTAATGAGTGCTTACCTATACAATCTTTAGGAAAGTCTTTTTTAGAAAAATCACTTTCTTTAATGTCTGCATATACTAATCTTGTACCCACTAACGTGTCGAAAATTTTGCCCTTAAATGTAGCGGAATGTAATCGTTCTAATACAGGAATATCAAACTTAATAATGTTATGACCAATGATTAACTCTGCGTCTTCTAAAAGTTTAATAGCGTCTTCATTAGTAGGAGTAAGTATCTCTCCTGTGTCTATGTTTTTAAGTACAATGCAATGTACCTTATCGCATAAATGTAGAAATCCATTTGTTTCTATATCAAAGACGTATCTCAAACTGATACCTTCTTAATCTTTAATACGTTTACTGAAGGCATAGTAGTTACGTTACCTACGTCACCTAATGTGCCATCATCATTAAAATTAACATCACCTGCAATTACATGCACATCTTTATCTGCTCTTAAAAGCCAACCTGCGGTAATACAAATAGTAACTTTACTTGCTTTAGCTTCTTTTAAGCTAGTCCAAATTGCAGAGCTGTTGATGTCTTTCCAATAGCAATGCACAAAAGGTGCGTCTAATATCTTTTTATTTATTGTCGGTAATTTCATAATTAATGTGCTGTTTCTAATAAGACTTCTACTTTCCACGCCGCATCTTCACCTGCTAACGCCATAGACGTAAGAGTGTCTTGCAACATGAATGCTGTCTTAATATTTCCTATTGTTATTGTTTGTGGTTTATGTGTTGATTTGGCTTTTGCCACTGCGTCTGCTACTAACCCAGACCAAAACAAAGCATCTTTCTTTTGCTTTGCAGTAACATTTTTAATAGTCATCTAATACGTCAGGTGTTGTTTCTGACAGACAACCAGTGTCTAAATCATATAACAATGTACAGGCTTTGCCTGTCTCTCCTGAAAATCTATTTTTAAGAATTGTTAGATTAGCTAATTTTTTATCTGACTTAATATCTCTATTAATACCTATAATTAAATCTGATAACTGACCTATAGAAGCTGAACCACGAAGACTATTCATAGTTACTTCTTTGCCATCTTCAAATCCTTTGTCACCTTCACTTCTTCTAAGGTGAGATATAAGAATAACTCCTATACCTGTTTCTTCTACAAGTGTTCTTAATTTACTTACAAAGTAATCAATTAGTTTTCGTTCATCATTTGTATGCTCGTCTCCAAGTGCAGACAAAGCCATGTGTAAATGGTCTAATACTACAAAGTCTACTTCACAAGATTTAGCTAAGTATCTTATTTTGTTGAGAAGGCTATCGGCGACTGTGTTGCCAAAATGGTTATATAAATAAAAATTCCCATTACCAATAGTAGATTTAAAAGTTTCCTGTAATTGTGTTTCACTTATTCCTTCTCTTGTTAAATGCAAAGGTTTCTTTAGGTGTACACCCATAATACCTAATGCACTTCGTTTAATACTTTCTTCTAATGCAATGTAGCCAACACCAAAATCTTGTTTTAATAAATCTAATGCTACATGACGACAGAAAGATGATTTACCTACACCTGTACCTGCTGTGATAGTTGTTAGTTCACCTTTTCTTAATCCATGTGTCTTATCATTAAGAGATTTAAAAGGGTATTGTGCAGTAACATAGTTATCTTCTTTCATTATCTCATCAAAGATTTCTGAACCTAAAACAATACCATCAGGTCTATATGGTTTTGCACTCCACATAGCGTTTTTAAGTTCTTCTGTTTTACCTGCTAACAACATTTCGTTAGCGTCTTTAAGTGGTAGAGAAGCAATCTTGGCTTTATTAGGGGTGAAAAGTTTTGCAACTTCCAACGCCGCTTTTTGCCCTTGTTCGTCTTGGTCGAACATTAAGATTACATTCTCATAACCCTCCAAGAAATCGAGTGATTTTTGAATATCTTTTTTTGCACCTGCCGCACCTGTTTTAATAGAAACAAAATCAAAATTATTTCCGTTAATCTGCGACATGGTTAAAGCATCAATTTCGCCTTCTAAAACTGTTATGTATTTACCTGACCCTCTACAAGTTTCTTGTCCAAACAATCCTGCTTCTTTTGGATTGCCTATCCATTGAAAATCTTTTGAGGGGTATCTTAATTTTTGTGCTACTAATTCTTTGCTATCATTATAATAATTAGCAATATGACAAGGACGTGCAAACCATGCACCTACTTGATAGTTATATTTTTTTACTGTGTCTAAATTAATTTTTCTTTTATTGAGAGGCAAGTGTTCGCCTTTAATAAAATTACTTTCTTGTTTTGTAATTGGTGTTAACTCCATTGTTGATTGTCCTTGTGTTGTTGTGTTACATGAAAAACAATAAGCATGTCCGTCAGAGTAAACAGAATTTGCATCTGAAGAATTGCAGTTGTCACATGATGTGTGATATAAAAATTCACTTTCAGTTTGGGTCATAAAATTTTTTAGGTGAGATATTTGGGGAAAGGGTAACTTCAGTCTCCCTCCATTACCCCATAAATACGAAACGCCTCTAGCTATTTCTAACTAGAAGCGTCTCAATCAACAATCGACAGTACGTCAAAAGACATACACGATTTAGAGTTAATTGCATTTCTGCAACCCACTACCTCAACTTTGTACTTTACTTTCAACTTTTTTACAAGTTCACGCAACGAAGCGTATTGTTTAATTGTAAAGTTTGTGTCAAGATTTGTTCCATCATTGGCTAATCCGCCAACTAAAGCAATAGCTATGGAATTTTGGTTAGTAATTAAAGGTTGGTTTATAGGCAATATTGCACCAGACATTTCTTCTGGTCTGCCTTCTTCTACTGTGCCATCTCTTTTAATTATAAAATGAAAAGCGTTGTGAAAGAAACCTTCTTTCCTGTGTAATAAAGTTATATCCTTTGCATTAAGGTTTTCACTAGGTTTAGTTTTAGTTGAATGAACAACAATAAAATCTGTTCTTGTTCTATAATTGTTATCCATTTAACCACTCCAATGGGATATGTTTGTCAGCATATTTAAACCCATATTTTTCACACCACATAGCGTAAGTCGTTGAAGATTTTTTTGATATTCTGCTTCGTGAATTACTAAAGACAAATCTAATGTCTTTCTCTGGGTGTTGCTCTTTAACAAGACGCATCTTTTGTCTGTCTGCTGATGTAAACAATCCTTTTGTTTCTATAAATATGTTTTGTTCTTTAAGGTAAAAGTCTGGGGTATAACTATGAGCTTTCGTAGGTTTAACATAAGTTAATTTAACCTTTTCATAATCATACTTTACACTATTAGCGTCTAACTCTTGTGAGATAGCTATTTCTAGCCCAGACCTAAAACCATATTTAAGTCCTACTTGATTAGAAGTCAGTGTTGCTCGGCTGTACTTCATTCTCAAATGTTTTGTCTACTTCAACTTCAGGTGCAACATAACCATCTTTAATTTCTTCAAAGCCATGCCCTTTTGCTCCTGCACCTGCTCCGCCTTCAACTAATTTAGTTATCTGCACTGCCTTTAATCTCAATGACACACCTGCTCCTGCCATTGCAGTGTAGTAAGGTATCATGTCAGCAGAAACTTTCATTTCTGAACCTGACCATACTTGCTCTTTCATAGGTGTGCCTTTGCTATCAAATATGGGTATCTTGATGTCTATTACGTCACCAGATTTCATCATAATTTTTGCTTTAGCTTTGAATTTAAAGATTATGTTTCCAGTTGGTTTACCTTCTACAAACTCTTCTTCAAAAGGCATGTTTGCTGTTTTTGGGGGTTTACCTTTAGATTTTTCTTTTGCCATTTCTAAAGATACTTTCATCTCATCTTTAATACCTTTGATAAGATGTTGTGCGTCTGACCCTTTGATAATTAGGTTAGTCTTAAAGTGACCACCATTTTCTTTATCAAATTTAGTGTCAGGCGTGTTTAACCAACAATATTGTGATACACCTACAGGTGTTACCAATTTGTTGTATACTTGTTTACTCATATTTATCCTTATTGTTATTGTTCTCTGTGTTTTCTCTTTTGATTGTTGATTTACTAATAGTGTAACTTTACTATGCAGGTGTGCATAGGTTTAGGCAAAGAAAAACTTGGATTGATACAGTAAATCTAACTCCAAGTCTCCACTATCAGGGATTGTAGGTAGTTTGCCTTTAGTTTCCTCATCTAACAGCTTTCCTACATCTTCCTTAAACTTACCTAACAGGTCTTTACCAAAGGTTTCTACAAAGGCTTCTCTGATAGATACATTTAGCTTATCAATGTCACACGCATGTGTTGCAAAGCTATCATGCACATTACAAAAATTATCAATACCTTTTGCTTTTGCAATATTGACAGTTTTAATCATACAAGCGGAATCTAAACTATGAACATAATTGGCGGCGACTGCGTTACGGCTTCGAAGTTTGTCCGTTTCTTTTGTCTCCTCTTTTATCTGCGGTGCAAACACCTCTCCCATTAAATGAGAACGTACTCTTTTACTTTTCATTTCTGGGTAATATTGAAACACAGGAAAGCCTACAGGTGTAACCCAGTGAATTGGTATTCCTTCTTTTGATATAACCTTTGCATTGTTTTGTAAGTAGTCCATACCAACCCTAGCAGATTTTAAGTTCTCACCTATACTTGCCCAAATAATTTTAGACAGATATGTTGCAGGTTTAAACATGTCATCAAATGGGTGCATTTCTCCTTTGTCTTTTCTTTTAGTTAAATCTTCTACTACAAAGTCAGTACAAGAATATCTAGTTGACCCATAACAGATTGTCATAATAGGTCTTTTGCAAGTTGAACGCTTGACACCATAGTCTAACCATTTCTGTGCCAATGGGTCTCCCTCACTAGCTTTCACTTTCAAAGTTTTAATTACTTCGTTAGCTACTAATTGGTAGATGTCTTGTGGTACATCACTAGGCAAACAATTAACTAATTTACCTGCAACTGTATCTTTTAATAACAATGAATAGATTTGTAACCCATTACAACTGCCATCTACATTGACAGGTATGTGTGAGACAAACCCATCACCTGTTTCATGGTATCTTTTCCACTCATCACAAAATGCTAGAAATTGAAAAGGATTATCTGCGTCTTCCCATTGTCTATTAGCAATAGGGTCTTCAGCACATTCAGTTATCCATTGTAGGTTATCGTAAGACCATTTCTCTCTGTCCTCAAATGATACCTTATCATTACCCCACATATTAGAACCATGTACTGCTAACCAAAAGACACCTCTGTTTTCTTTTGTAATAGCTTTACCTTGACTAAAATTAAGTAATGCTTTTGCACCATTTATAGACTGATAGTTAAGAAAAGCAGGTACACAGTAAGCTCTACCTCTAAAGTCTAATTGTAGTGGAAAGTACAGTGTAGCGTATTCTTTAAACTTCTCTGCCAACCATATAATTTTAGCATATAAAAGTCTTTTAGATACCATTCGGTTATTCTCTGTGTGAATGATAACACTATCTTTCTTAAACTTTTTGAGTGCCTCTGGGTTAGTCTCTATGTCATGTGGTTTGTTGGGTAAATCAAGGTTCTTAATTGGTGGCATACCTCCAATAGATAGTCCTTTGTCCCAAGCATTTTGCATGACTGAAAGAATAAATGGATTAATCTTATAGGCTGTACTTTGCATAAGATTGACCGCAGTAGTTACTTCAGGCATAGCACAGATTTCCATTTCATTGTTAAACTTCTTACCT